GGTCTAATCGTGCTGCTGTAGTTGTACCAGTTACTTTTGCAATTGCATCTGCACCACCAGTAACATCTATACCTGTTGAGGTTGTGGCTAGTTTTTGTGAGTTATCGTAATAAAGTTTAACATCTGAATTAACATTAAACTTAGCCATAAATTCTGATGTTGCTGGATTATATATGTTTACACCTACACCATTACTACCCAGATATAAACTTCCTGTACCTTCTTCTTTTATAATGCTATCTGTTCCACTATGATAAATCTGTAAATCTTGACTAGCACCTAGTCTAATCTTTTCGTTGTCGCCTAGATCCAACTGATCGACAGAAACATTACCAAGCGAAACAGATGTGCCACCTGAACCAAAGATAGCATCAATGGTGTCTAGGTCTGCGTTAAGTTTAATACCCCAAGTATCTTCGGATGCACCTGGTTCTGGTTTAGTTAGGTTTAAGTTTGTTGTAAATGTATCTGCCATCTATGCTGCCTTTTGTTTATCTAATTCTGTCCAAGTAGTTGATGGGTTTGTTTGATCGGTCCAAGTTGCTGCGGCAACATTTTGATCTGTCCAAGTGTCCGATGGAACTACAATATCTTCCCATTTTAGCCCACCTATTGCTATAAGTGAACTTGTTTCAGCAATGGTTGAAGCTGCTGAGAATATTATACCACCACTTGCAGCAAAGCCTGAACTTTGTGCTACAACCGCTTCACCTTTGGCTGTAATGAAACCAACACTTATAAAGTCTGAGTTTGCGGCTATGGTTGCTTGAGCAAGGTCTATTTGTGTGCCTTGAGCATTGAAACCTGAAACAGCTTGTATGGTTGCTGTCGCTTTATCAATCTGTGTACCTTCTGCACTAAAACCAGAAGTAGCAGCGATGACTGCTGTTTCAACGTGTATTTGTGTGAGTGTGCCAGCTCCAGAAGTTGTGGCTGCAATAGTTGAAGTTGCCTGTATAGCAAGCTCATTCCATTTGGACCTGCCGTAAAAGCCCTTATTGTAGCCTATGCTGGCCATGCGTTATGCCAAGGTTATATCTAAGTCACCAGCATTGAATCTGAATACATCCCCTGTGCTAACAACTTTAGATGAAGTTAAATTTGCATAAGCCATTAAGTTGCCACTGGAAGAAGCATCAAAAATACCAACAGCTACAACTGTGCCATAGTTGGCTGTTGCAGTTGGATATTCTATTGCTGCTGTATTACTTGCTTGTGTTGGGTTTGTACCTGACACAGTAAAAGCAGCAGTTTTTCTGGTGTAACCACCACCTGATACTTCAGTACCACCACCTGTATCGGTAGGAGCAACTGTATAAAGTGCTACATATAATGTTCCAGGAGCAGTATAAGCACTGCCACCAAAAACGTGTTTTAAAACTTTATCTTCTAAATAATCTGAAAATCCTGCCATAATTTATTCCTTACTTCATGTGGTAAACATTTCTTTTTGATTTGCCGTAGGTCTTTCTTCTTTGCATTAAAGATCCTTTGCCAAATTCAGCTTTCTCTTGTTCCATTTTGATTTCCTCTAGGGCCTTTTCAAATAGAGCAGAAAACATTGCTACTCTGTCATCTTCCATTAAATAGATAGATGCGTGCTTTAATGCTCCATACAAGTAAACGTCTTGATGGTTAGCCAAAACAAAATTACTTGTATTGGTGTCGCTTAAAGCATCAACTTTTGCGTAGTAGGTTAATTGTAACGTATAACTGCTATCAGGGGTAGGGCAAAGTTCCATTGTTGAATCAACAAACGCATAATACACTGGTTGCCCTGTCGAGTTGTTAATTGATTTTCTGTAAACGTCTAAACTTTCTATTGATTGTTGGAACAGAGGGCTAAAGTTATTAGAAGCAATTTCTACATTAACACCTTCTAACCAATCGGTTGGTAATGATAAGTATTGAGCATCTGCTGTAGCAGTAGCTCTTTTAATCATTTCTTTTGTTCTTATTCTTCTATTTAGTTCACCCTCGACACTATCAATAAACATATCCATCTGACTTGTTAGGTCTGACCTATTTAAGTAGTTTGCTATGTTTGTTTTTAGTTCAGAGTAGTTCATACCTTACCTTTCCATGTTCTAAATAGTTTGTTGTCTGGGTCGTTTAGCCATTTCTTCCATGCTGCTCGGTCATTCACCCAACCTTCTCGTACAGCTTTATTATAAATTATTATTGGCACTTCTGCGACATGACGTAAATCTTTACCAGGTTTGTTGTGACTGAGCATTTTAACGTGCTCTAAGACTGGTTGAATGTTTTGTTGAGTGTGAACGTGATAAGCCGTATCACTATTGTTGTCTAGTTCTTGAGTAACAACAGCAGATTTAAAATCTTTTTTACTATCTACGATTGTAGTTTTTTTAGTGGACATAAAAAAAGTGGGAGAGCCGAAGCTCTCCCTAGTTAAATAACTATCCTGTTAAGTCAGCGACTACACCATGAGCAGCTTCGTTGCTCATTTCTAGTCCGTACTCAGCGACAATCATTTTAGTTTCAGCATCACCAATTTTAGCAATGTCTTGAACATTAAAGTCTCTTAAGAAAGAAACTTTTGCGTATTCAGGATCTACTAATAGTAATGATCTTTCTCTACTTAGATTTGATGGAACGATTTTTAGATCGCCAAAATCAGAAGAGTAGATAGAAACAGATGCTTCTACTGTGTTTGCATCAACAAATTGTCTTGCTTGTGATCTACCTGTAAAACCAGAAATAACTTGTTTGTTAACTGGACCACAGATTGCTATTGATGGTTCACCACCATTTGCAAAACATGATTGAAGAACAGCTTTAAGTAGAGGTTCTGTTAATGCTCTTTTGTTAGCATTACTTGCATCTGTTGGAGCAGCACCAGCAGCATTACTAGCACCACCTGTTCCTCTTGAAACATTAGATTCCATCCAAGATTCAAAACCACCAGTTTTTCTAGCTGTTCCAGCCGCACCAGTTGTTTTCGCATTATTTTGACATAGTGCTACTTCCATGTCTCTCTTTAATGCTTTTGACATTATAGAAAGCTGATGAGCCATTTCAGATTTTTTACCTGCTGGATCTGAAGATTCTTGTGAACCTGTTACTGTTGCATCTCTTGATGAGATTTGACATACGTTTGAAACTCTCACAGTTGCAGTTGCTGCACTTCTTGATAATTCAAAACCTTCTAATTGGCCTGCTCCACTTGGTGTTGGAAGCGATTCTGTTTGCCAATCGAATACTACATTTTTTACGTTATTTTTGCCTATTGATGACATAAACGGTGTTTGCTGTGGAGAGATGTTATATATCACATTGGATAATGCTTCTCTGTCAGCTTGTGCTGAATATGTATCGAAAGCGTTAGTTACTTTTGCCATGTTATAAACTCCTAAAAGTTAAATTAAAGTTAATCTATTAAATTTTCAAAGACTCTTGCCGCATCACGCAATTTGCCTGACTTAGCTAATCTTTGTTTTGCTTTTTTCAAAGGAGTTGCTGTTCTAGGTTTGTTAGCACTGCCTGGTTTACCTACTCTTGCTGGAGCTTTCTCAACTGGCTTCTTTTTAATAGCCTTGCCTGTTTGGTGATGTAACCATGCTCCTCGTAAACCAAGTAAAGCTCTGTAGTCATAGACTTGATTGATTTCATCTTGCGAATAACCAAGTACATCCATGGCGTACTTTGCGATACTTTGTTTCTCTTTAAGAGCAACGTCTGCATCTTTCCATTCAGGTACAGCTTCAAGAAGTCTCTGATTACCAACTTCAACGGCTTTTTGTATTTCTGCCTGTTGGCCTGTCAGTTGTTCTTGCTGAAGTCTTTGTTGTTCAGCTTGCACAGCTTTGAACTTTTCTTTCTTCTCATTAAATAAATCTTTTTCCCTTACATAAGCAATGGGATCAGATTCATAAAGAGACTTCCAGTCTGGTTCATTAGCAAGTTCACCTTCTAGTGACTGTTCCATCCTAGGTAGCAATTCTTTGTAAATCGCATCCTTTTTCGCTAACTCTGCTTGTTGTGCTTCAAAGTCTTTTCTTTGTTGCGACAATTCTTGAGTTTTACGAGTGTAGTCTTTTTGACGTGAATAACCTTGTTGGAGTTCTTGTAACGTGACCTCTTGTTCTTGTCCGTCTATTTTAACGGAATAAACTTGTGGTTGTTCTTCTTCCTCAAACGATTCTTGTTCGTCTAATTCTACTTCTTCTTCTGTTTCTTCAATATCTTCGTCAATGTCATAATCATCTTCGACAACATCTTCTACAGCTTCTTCTTCGGCTTGTTCAACTTGCTCTTCTTGTTGCTCCTCTACTTCTTCGATGGGAGTCATAAGATTTTCAAACTGATCTGCCGTTTGTTGTAATTCGGTTTTAAATCCAGTCGATTCTACGTTGCTGGGTTCACTCATAGTTTAATCCTATAAAGTTAATAGTTATATGTATTTTAAAGAATTTAAGAGGAAATAAAAATAAAATTACTTTATTTTTTCTAACTGACTTTTTGTGATCTTACCTTTTTCTACCAATATGCGTAGATGTTTCTCAACAGTAGTTAAGTTTTTAATCGCTAAGTATAATTTTTCTCTCAAGTTTGAATCTAGTTCTTTAGAGTCTTGCCACATACTTAGGTATTCAGATTTTAGATTTTCAAAAGCTATTTTAAAGACTTCACTATTTAAAATAGTTTCTGCTTCGTGACCTTGTTGTAGTTGTGTTTGTTTATCTGACATTAACGAAGTTGATTAAATCTTTCATAATCGAAATCAATCATGCCACCACCGCCCATTCCACCGCTAAGAAAATCTATTGGGTTTGGCATACCAGGATTAGGTACTGGCATTGGCATTGGTGGTTGAACTGGAGGTTCTTCTTTAGGTGGTAAGACTGGCCCAAACATTGAATAGCCTAGTGGTTGTTCTGATGAATAACTAACACCAGGTGCAATCATGTTAGCAATGTTTTGTCCGCCTGCAATAGACTTAGCGTAGTTATGACCAGAAGTATAATTAGGATCTGAACTTGGCATAACGTAACTTGATGGTTGACTAAACAAACCTTGAAGTTGTCTCATGTCATTCATTGAATTTATTAAAGGGCTGTATGCAAATTGGTTTAAAAAATTATTCATATTAACTTTGTATCAGTTTATCTATTTTACCATCTAACTTGCCTAGATAGTCAAATATTCGTTTTAAATCTTCTTCCAGATCATCTTTAGTTACATACTCTTTAGCAACCTCTTCTCTGGTTTTGTTAACCAAAATATCAATTCTTTTTAATTCATTAGCGTTCTGTCTAATGCTGTAGATTAATGGTGCGTACACCAAGGTTAAAATAATGTTCCAAAAAATAACAGGGCTTAAATCATCCATCAATAACTCCAAATATGAGGTCTTGGTCTGTCATAACTATTTGATGCTATGTCCAGATGTATAAAGCGTGAACCATAACCTCCTTTCTGACTAACGCCTATGCCAGTAAAACCACATTCAAGAGCGTAACCGACAACTTCGTAGGCTTCTGCTCCGCCTACCTTGACATCGACTGCTAATCCTTGTGCATGAATACCTGGTTTTTCTTTGGCAGCTTCTATCGGGTGCTCCTCAGAACGATAACCAGAATTGATTATTATTGGGAATCCAACTTTATTTCTCAATAATTGTAACTTATCTATTAATTCATGTGAAATGTTATTTTTGCCTGTGTGTTTACACGCAAACTCTTCTTCTTTAAAGTTTAACCAAGACATTTTAAATTAAGCTCCTCATTTTCTATTTGTTTTTTGTAAAATTCTATTTCAGTTTTTAAGATTAAAACTTCTTTTTCTAATTGTATTACTTGTTGTTCTAGGGTTCTGATGTCTGGAAACAAATAGTTATTTTGATTTCCTCTAAGTCTTTTTGTTTCTTGAAGGTTTGTGTCTATTCTTTCATTGATGCTGGCATAACCCCAAACAACAATAGAGCTAATAACTATGATTTGAGCTAAGTAAGAAAGGGATATGTTTAAAGAAGATTTATCATCAAACTTTCCAATCTTGGTCATTTGGTAAGGCCCTTAGATTTTTCATAAGTACGCATACCTCCTAATCCAAGCATACCAAGCAAGACGGTCATTAGGGAGTTCATGTCAAACTCTGGTAAATTGTATGATAAGCCTGCAATAGATATTGCAAAAATGGCGATCGGTTGAAGAATGAAGTGGTATGCCATAGCGAACGATAGACACCATCCAAGAAAAGGTCGCCACCCTGCAACGAATATACTACGATGGCCAGCTTCAATTTTATTAACTTCAATCTGAGCCATATTAGCTTTGTGGAGTTCTGTCTTAAGTTCATGTTCTAGTTTTTGTTTTAAATCTTTATCAGCAACGAACTTATCTAAGATCGTTGATACAGGGTCTATTAATTTTTCGATGACACTCATCGGAGATTATTTTTTGTGTTGTTTTATTACTTTAAGGTCCATGCTTAAACTTGCTCCTTTGTGGGGAACATATTTTTCACCATGTTTCATTAAGGAAATATTCTTTCCTTGTTTCATAAAGTGATAACCTTTTGGTGCTTTTACTTTCATTTCTTTTTCTTCTTTTTTAGTTTTTTAAAATCTGCACCTGTAATTTTCTTACTAGGTTTAGCTACCGCAGCTAGTTTTTTCTGCTTAGTTGAATATTTGCTATATGGCATTTTATTTTCCTTTCTTTTTCTTTTTCTTTTTTCCGTAACCGTACATCATTTACTCCTTTTCTTTATTATAGTCTTAACGTTGGTTGGTTTACCACCCACGCCTTGAGGTTTTGCCCTCTTTCTTTTAACAGCACTTCTTTTTTGTGCTGCTGTCATACTGGCAGCCTTTGATGCAGGTACACACTTAGGATATTTTCTTTTAGATCCTTTAGCTTTCTTTCTGCCACAAGACTGATACTTACCTTTCTTTTTTGGTGAACCAATATCAACCCAGTTTTCTTCAAACCATTTCTTTAAAGACATTAATATTTACCACCACGCTTTTTGTATTCACGCACTAGCCAAGCATTTGCATAGGCACTTGGGTAAACTTTAAACTTTTCCTTTGCTGCCGCTTTTACTCTAGCGTACAAAGACGGGTTTTTTGGTTTTGGACTCTTAGCCATAATATACTCCTACCATTTTTTACAAGACCAATATCTTGGTGTTAATTTACTTGGTGGATTAGTGTCGCACTTATGTCTAGCTCTAAAAGACTTCCTTCTTTTAGGTTGGTCTTTTTTAATAGTCATATTGGGATCACCAAAACGGACAAGTTTTACTTGATCTTTTGCTTTTGCCAAGACAGCAAACTTTTTGCTTTTTCCTGGTGTTCTTTTAGGCTTGTTGTAACCGCTAAACCTTTCACCTCTGTATGTAATAGCCATTAGTGTATTTTGTTTTCCTCAAAGGTAATTATTTCTGCATCATCAGAAAGTAAAAAGCCAAATAAGATCATAGCTTTTAGTTCTGCTTCTTCTTTGTTTTGAGCAGTGATGTTCTCGCCTGTGTAGATTTCATCACCGTCTTGTATTTCAATAAAATAACTTTTATTGGTTGCCTTGTTGTCCGCCATTGTTAAATAATCCTTGTGCTTGTGTTTTAGCAACTTGTCTAATTACTTCTCTATCACGTTCCATCAGAGCTTTAATTTCAGCCTGATTGATCTGTGCACCAAATTTAGCTTGTAGTTCAGCAGACTTAATCATCATGTCTGCTTCAGCTTCGTCACGTTGTCTATCATCTTCCATTAAGATTTTCATACGATCTGTTTCAGCATCTATCATAGCCTTCTGAGCTTGGACTTGAGCTTTCTGTAGTTCAGCTTGAGCCAACATTTCAGCAGGATCAGGTTTTTGCTGTTCAGGTTGTGGTGGCATAGGTGGTACTTGAGGATTGATAAAGGCATCAACATCTTTGAAGCCTGACATCTCAATCACCTTGCCTAAAGTATTGGCATACTGTTGTAGTGATACCAATGGATTACTTGGTCCTAGGGTTTGTAGGATTTGTTCTTGCTTTTGGGAAAGCTGTAACAAGAAATTAACTTTCTCTGCATCGCTTGATGGTGAGAGAGCTATATTAATAGACACATCTTTATCAGCATCCCAGAAACGTGGATCTATTGGCACAAAACTATTATTAAGTCTGACCATTTCTTGTTGTTCTTGGTGTTTAATGATTAAACGATAAACCAATTTGAATAATGCTTTCATACCGCTTTCAGCGAAATGACGACATATTAGTTCTATTCTGCCTTGTGCTCCTGACATTGTGGCTGAGACTGCTTGAGCAGTTGAGCTTTGTAGAGCATCAGCATTTAAACCAGCACTAGCTTTAGAAACACCACTACGGTTTTCTTTTGATTCATCTAAGTAACCTAAAACTGGGAAGGCTTCTTTACCAACAAAAGGTACAGCGAATGGTTGGACCATACCTGGTGCTCTCATTCTAATTGGTTGGCCAATATCGGTGTTGAGGACATCATCAACATTGACCTGTCCTTCCACTATACCCATTCTTGGGAAGATGGCGTGACCTAAACTGTCGAGTGTGTCTCTCATAATTTGAGATTTTGCTCTTTGAATAGGCATTAGATAATCTGCTGGACAACTACCAATCGAAGTGTGTGGTTCGGGATCAGGAGAAAAGAGAACTATTGGTAGATCATCCCAAGGGGAGACATGTACCACATTTACACCGTTACCAGCAGTACAAACCCTAATTCGTTCGTCTATGCCATCGCCATCTAAATCATAATTTAAATAATGTTCAACGTATAATACGTTTTTGTTTTTTGGATCTGGGCTATCAAGCTCGTTATCAGCGTATGGGTTTCTGGCATTTTCTTCATCGTAAGAATCTGCATCAAGCATATTGCCTGACCCTGCATACTGTTCCATATCTTCTTGTTCGTAACCCATAGCAACTAACTCACTCACTGTTTTAATCATACGGTGAGCAACGTAGCTTGCTGATTCTAAATCTCTAGCATCTCTGGAGATTAAAACTTCTTCAGGTGGTATTGATTCAATAACCACTTGGTTTTTCTTTTTGACTCTTCTAATTTTAAGATCGTAACGGACTGGAAACTCTTGCTCAACTTGTTCGCCTGTCATCTCGTCCATGACCATCATCATTTCTGTTTCAACTTTTTCTTCGACTATCTCTACATCTTTATCGAGTAGCAGTGCATCTCTAGATTGTTTATCTAAACCTGTGTATTCGTGGTTGCTAACTGATATGCTGTCATCCCAGAAGGCTTTGACATAACCAGTCTTTCTAATCAAAGCATCTTTGAAAGCATCGTAGAATATTTTAAAACCATTGTTCTTTTCTTGAATGATGTAGTTTATGTAATTGGTTTGTTGTTCTGCTATCGGTACATCTTCTGGATTGGTTGGTACGAACTCTACGGATTTCTTAGTACCAAAGAAAGTTCGCATGATGGAAGGTAGCATAAATAAGATTGTGTCTCTGACATCGGTGGAGACAAATTCTGATTGCATTTCGCTTGTACCTTCAGGTTCGTGGCCAAGATAATATTCTGTCGCTTCGGCTCTATCTTCGCCTACTTGGTCAATATAGTCTTTGGCATCATCGTATTCGGCTTGTATGCAGCTTTCTAGGTCATCATAGCTTGCATTTTCTAATTGATCTTTGTATTCTTTCATAAAATTATCCTACTCGAAAAATTTTTGATTTGAGTGGTCTTTTGAAATTATACCCCATAAATGACGAATTTCCCGAAAAAGTTACGGCAGAACTTGCCATTGTCAACGCTAGAGCGTCAGCTTTATCTGGTGACTTCTGTCCACGTTTCTTCATTTGTTCTTTACTTTCTATTTTTATCTTACCTGATGAATTATATGAATAGCTAGGTGCAACCAATTCAGCTATCAATTCATCATCGCTGGGCAGTCGGCAGTTACGTTGGGCCAACCACTCTTTAATTTGAAACCAAAGTTCAGCTCGCAAATTAATAAATTTCTTTTTGCTGGCAGGAGACTCTGACACATTCACCCCTCTAGCGGGTAGATTGAGTTCAGCTAGTCTATCGACCACCCCAGATCCTAAACCAATGGAGTCTATTAGGATTTCTTGCGGTGTTTCTAAGGCCGTACATTCTTCATACTCGTTATTAATCGCTCCACATAGTTGCATTAAATCCATAGATTTAAAAGTTTTAATTTCAGTAACAGTATTACCTTGGCGTTTGCAGAGGGCAGTATTGTCACCACCGAACCTGGCTACGTCTAACCCCCAGACGATTGGATCGGAAGCGGTAATGTTCACATCTCGGTCAACGGCAGCTCTGGCTAGTTCGATTGGGATGACCGCATCATCATCGGCTCTTGGAAATTCTCCGAGGACCTCGACCCGAGCAACGGTTGAATCTTCTCCGTATTGTTCCAGCATACGATTGAATAGTTGGGTGTCAGTGTTTTCGACTGAACGGGAATCAATTTGTTCGGTGTGCCAGTATTTCTTGTTAGAGTGGAAGCTGTCGTAGAACGGACCAGTGTTTCTTCTGGGGTTGGAGAAAGCACACCAAAATCTATTTTGGGTTGGTTCGGAGAAGAAACCTTCCGAGACTGAGTAGATGGGTGATGGAATACCACTGGCTTCATCCATGATTAATAAGACACCGTAGTTGGAGTGGACACCAGCGAAAGCATCGGGGTTTTCTTCACTCCAGAGTTGGGCTTGGGCGTAGTAGTAGCCAGTGTCGATTTGTAAGTCTCGGATGAGGGCTTCTTCATACCAGCCTGCGGGTTTGATGGTGGTGGCTGTCTTATTAAACCAGTGGGCGTTGATAGCGAGGGTGAGCCACTTACCGAGTTCCGCCCAGGTTCTTGAGCGCAGCTGTTGTTCGGTGTTGGCGGTGACTATGATGGTTGACCCCATGCGGGTAGAGAGCATCCAGAGT